CCTTGTTAAATGATTATGAAGAGGGAACGTGGACGCCTGGAAATCAAGGATCTGGTGTTACAGTTACAGCTAATAATCCCGCAACCTATGTTAAAATTGGCCGGATGGTCACAGTCAACGCATTTATAACAATTGGCGCTAACTCAAATACTAACGCTCTTTATATATCAGGCTTGCCATTTGTGGTGTCCAATTATTTTTCTGGAGCTATTGGTTATAATACCAACGCAACATTTCCAGATAGGAGTTTGCTTACTGAAAACGGAGGGGCATATTTTGGAATTAGAAACCCATCGGCATTTCGAACCTGGGCTAATTATAGCAGCACAGATATGATATTTACTTGCACCTACTTCGTATAATTAGGACAATCAAATGTCACTAACAGAAACAAAAGTCATAGACCAAATCACCGTTGTAGAAAACGGCGTTGTTCTTGTGCGTGAAGCAACACGTATTTCGCGTGATGGGGTTCCGTTTACTGAAACGTATCACCGCACAAGTTATACGCCAGGACAAGATTTAACTGATGTTCCAGCAAATGTCGTTGCAATCTGCAATGCTGCTTGGACGCCAGAGGTTATTGCTGCGTATCAAACGCAACTCGCGGGGATTGAATAATGCCATTAACTTTATCTGGCACGAATGGCGTCTCTGGGATTGACGGTTCGGCAGGAACGCCAACTGAGCGCGGCAGCGATGCTGATACGGGCGTATTTTATCCCTCGGCTGGCAATATTGCTATTAGCACAAACGGCACTGAGGCGTTACGGGTTGATAGCAGTCAGAATGTGGGTATTGGCCGAAACAATCCGGGTGGCTATGCAAAATTAGCTATTAGCTTTAGCGCAGCCGACGCGACTAATAACAATACTGGTTTGGGTTTAGACGTTACAACCGCCACAAGCGGCGCTATATTCGTGCAGTTTTATAACAACTCTGGCGCGGGTATAGGCTCAATATCAAGGAACGGCGCCACAAACGCTATTCTTTACAACACTTCATCCGATTATCGGCTCAAAGAACAGATTGCACCTATAACGGACGGCCTGCAAAAGACATTAGCGTTGAAACCCTCTAAGTGGGTGTGGAAGGATTGCGACGGGCAAGCCGGTGAGGGATTTATCGCTCACGAGGTTCAAGCTATCGTTCCAAGCGCCGTCACGGGTGAAAAAGACGCTGTAGACGACGGTGGCAAGCCAAAATACCAAGGCATAGACGCTTCGTATTTGGTTGCTACATTAACAGCCGCCATCCAAGAACTCTCCGCAAAGAACGACGCACTAGAAGCGCGCATAGCCGCTTTGGAGGCTAACTGATGTCCACACTCCGCGTTTCTACAATTCAGAACGCCTCTAGTTCTACCGCTAACCTCACGCTAGATGCTTCTGGCAACGCTACCGTTGGCGGTATGGTTGCGCCTGCTTATAGCTTTAAGCGCAATCGTATCATAAATGGAGATATGGGCGTCTATCAGCGTGGCTCTGTAGCGGCTACGACCGCAGGCGCATATACTTTAGACCGTTGGTTTGTGACGCCTACTGGCGCGACTGTTACGGTTACGCAAAGCACCACGGTTATTCCGACTGGCTTTGCTGATAGTCTGAATGTCGCCAGCGCGGCATCTGTCACCAACGTCGCTGTTCGTCAGCGTATTGAGAGCGTGAACACGCAGGACTTGGCAAGCGGCGTTCAGGTTACGGTGTCGGGCCGTATTTATCAAAGCACTGGTTCGGCAGTTACGACTGCGACGATTGCGCTTGCTGCGCCGACTGCCGCTAACAATTACACATCTACCACATCGGCTGCGACGACTTACACACTACCAAGTATTGCTAACGCCACTTGGACAACTTTTAGCAATACGTTCACGCTGACAACAAGTTGCGTGAATGGCCTGCAAGTTACTATTGCGCTTGGCACAGGGCTTACAACTGGGTCTTTCAACCTTACTGGCGTCCAACTAGAAGTCGGCTCAGTCGCCACTCCGTATGAGCGGCAGATTTACTCCGAGCAGTTGGCGCAGTGTCAGAGGTATTTACCGTATTGGAAAGCATCTGGCGCTCCTCAAGTATTTGCGCCCGGTTATACTTACGCAACAAATACAGGTGTAGCTATTTTCCAGCTTCCAGTTGCCGCGCGAGTTAGCCCAACTGGAATTGTTGTATCGGCTGCCAGTGATTTTTACGTTCAAGCAAGAGCAACAACAACATTATCGTCTATGACTTTTTCTGACGCAACACCGTATACTGGTTCCGTCACGCTTGGCGTGGCAGGAACACCATTAACCGTGTGCGACGGCTGTAGATTAGCTTCGGCTACCAGCAACGCAGTTATATATTTTACAGGGTGCGAGTTATGAGCGATCCAGTTTGGCAATATGCTAATGCTGACCACACTATTGTATGGCGCGAGTGGCCTGATGGGCGTCAGGAAAGCTGCCTCGTTGAAGTAATCCAAGAATGGATCGACACAGGCAACACGCCTAACCCATACGTCCCACCTCCAGAACCCGCTCCTTTAACGCCACAAGAGAAGCTCGCGGCGGCGGGGTTGAGCGTGGATGAGCTAAAAACATTAATAGGTCTTTAATATATCGCCGCTTGAGGTTTGCTAAATGCTAGGATTTTCGCCAATAGCGGCTGCGCCTTTAGCCTCTACGGGCGTATTAGGCAATCCTGCTGTTCTTGCTGCTACAGAAGCTAAAGACACTCTAAACTTTTCTATCAATAACCAGAATATTGTTCTTGCGGCTGTTGAAGCTCAAGATGTTACAGACTTTAATTTTGAGATACGAAGCACTGCATCATTTGCAGTTACTGAAGCGCCGGATACTTTTGAAGGCCTGCTGTTCTTTGCAATACTTGGATACATAGAGGCTACAGAAGCGCAAGACACAGCGTCTTTTGCTGCTAATAATCAAAACATATATTTTGATTTAACTGAAGCGCCTGACGTTGCCGCATTTAATATACAAATGACGGGAACGATAGCTATGTCGGCTGTAGAGACGCCGGATAGCTATTCACAAAAAGCATACATCTTATGGCTTGAACCAGATCAGCCGGATGACCCAACAATCTGGGTGCCTAAAAACGATCCCGCACCTTACCTGACAACGGTGATATAATGGCAAACACTTACACCCCTACCTATAACCTCATACAGCCGGAGGTGGGTGCCGATACAAACGCGTGGGGAACCCACGTTAACACAGATTTATCGACAGTTGACACGCATATGCTGTCACGCGCTTTGACAACATCTCAGACTGTTGCCGGCCCAATGGTTTTTTCTGCTGCACAGACATTTTCTTCAACGATTAATGTGTCTGGGTTGGCAACTTTATCAACGGTAAATGTTACTAGCACTGCTACATTTGCAACAATCAACTTAACTGGTGCAGCAACATTTGGGACAACCCTTGGTGTGACAGGGGCTGTTAATTTATCAAGCACTCTTGCTGTTGGTGGCGCGTCAACTTTTACTGGGGCCGCTACATTTAACGGCGCAGTTACGGTTCAAACTCCAAGCGCCTCTGCAAACCCAACAACTAAGACTTACGTTGATACTGCTGATGCCTTAAAGCTTAATCTGGCTGGCGGCACGATGTCTGGAAACTTAACAATCCAGAATACATCCCCAACTGTTGTTATGGCTGATACGGACAACGGCACATTCCAAGTGCATTGCAACAGCGGCCTTATTGGGTTTTTAGGAACATCAGGCGGTTGGATCAGCAGAACTGATAATAGCGGTAATTTTGTTGCTACAGGAAACGTCACAGCTTACTCGGATGCCAAACTTAAAGAAAACGTAAAAACAATTCAAAACGCGGTTGATCTCGTAAACCAGATGCGTGGCGTTTATTACGATCGTATTGATACAGGCGAGGCTGGCGTTGGCGTCATAGCTCAAGAGATCCGCGATATTGTTCCAGAGGTTGTAAAAGAGAATGACGGCACACTGTCTGTAGCATACGGAAATCTTGTAGGCGTTCTTATCGAGGCCATTAAAGAGCTATCTAATAAGATCGAGCTTATGGAGAGCAGATAATGGCGATCGTTATAATACACGCGCCAGATTATCCAACTTACAGATATGAAACGCGTGCATTAGAGGAAAAAGGTTATTCTTTCGTTGATAGATATTTCACGAAGGTGTTAGACGTTCCAGATCCTAATCAACCAGATGAAAGCACCCAATATCCAGGCGTTTTCTCAGTAATAACATTCTCAACGCCAATACCTAGCGGTAAACTGTTTGGCGATGAAATTACAGAGTATCGCTATTCTAAAACATTATCTGACTGGACATCTGATGGCGTTACAGTTGCAGAACCAGTAATTGGCGCTTTGTATAACTGTCAGTATCCGATTGGTGGCGAAATACAATGACGGTTCCTACAACTAATATAAGTATGAGCGACATCAAAGCCGAGTTTGGCTTGGGTGATACATTAACAAATTACTATGGAATACGTTGGTTTAACACAAGCAATTATCGTGGATATTTACAAACATCTGGCCCAATATCATTTTCTGATTTTGCTGGTAAGAGAAATAATAGTCCAGTTGTTGCTGGTAGCACAACTTTATATAATAATCAGACTTGGACAATTCCTTTATTTAACAATTTTAATGTAACTGTTGTTAGTGGACAAGGTGGACAAGCAGGACAAAGTGGAAACCTTACGTCTGGTGGTGCAGGCGGTAATGGTGGGATTACCTATTTCCACGGATATGTGCAAAGCCCAGAAGGCCCAGGCGGTCAGCCAAGCCTTGGAGGTGGTTCTCAGGCGTCTGCTTCATTCTCGCTATCTGTAACTGACGCTAATCAATATTCTGTATTAGCAAATCAGGGTGTAGGTGTTGCTGTAACAATTGGCGGTGTTGGTGGCGGCGGTGGCGGCGGCAATAACTTACAATATGAGTGTGTCTGCACAGCTTATTGTAGTTGTGGTTGGGGATGCGCTTATTGTTGCGCGACGTCTTGTGGATATGTGACAAGAACGCTCTCAAGCGGTGCGGCTGGAACAAATAATGGCTACGTGTCAATTTCTTGGTCTTGAGGGAAATAATGCCTTTTGTTCCAATTAAATTTCCTCCTGGTGTTGTTCGACAGGCAACCCCAAATGACGCGCCAAACACCTGGTGGAATAGTTCTAACGTTCGCTGGCTAGCTGGCAGTATTATGCCAATCGGCGGCAACACTCGTATTTCATCTGAGCCACTACCGTCTCCTGTAAGAACGCTATTCCAATGGCGAGATAATGCAGCAAGAGAATGGACGGCTATAGGTCACGAAAGCGGTGTAAGCGTTCTATTTGGTTCTTTGACAGATGTTACCCCATTATCGTTTATTGGTATGGATGCTATTGCTGGTGGCGGTTACGGTTCTCTTGATTGGGGAACTGATGAGATCCCGATTAGCGATCCATCTGGAACCACAATTGCGTCATCTGCAACTGTTACGATTACTAACGCTTCTCCAGCAGTTATTACTTGGACAGACCACGGACTTACATCTGATGACGTTGTAAAATTCACCACAACTGGAACGCTGCCTAGCGGTCTAGTTGTTGGTACTGCTTATTATGTAATACCTGTATCAACAAACACATTTAGGGTCTGTTTAGCATCTGGTGGCAAGAATGGAGCTCCAATAAATACATCAAGTGCAGGTTCTGGAACGCATACAGCAAGCTGGATTGTAGGTCAGGATAATTATGGAAGGCAGCGGAGCTCGAACCCACCAATTTTCCGTAAGCCAGACCATTGGAGCTTTGGATCGTTTGGTTCTGATCTGCTTGCTATGTGTTCATCAGATGGCCGCTTGTTGCATTTAACGCCTACAACTGGCGTTGTTCCTAAGATGGACGTTCCATCGAATGCCCCTACAGGCAACTACGCTATGGCTGTAACGGCTGAGCGTGCAGTTATGTTGATGGGAGCAGGTGGTAATCCTCGCCGCGTAGCCTGGTCTGACTTTGAAAACTACAACGGCTGGACTTTTAACGTAAGCACAGGTCAGGCTGGTTATATTGACCTTGAGGCATCGTCGCCAATTATTACAGGCGTGCGCGTTAAGGAAGGCGTTTTGGTTCTAACGCAACACGAATGTTTTCTGGTGCGATATGTAGGTGCGCCGTATTTCTATGGCGTAGAGAAACTAGGTTCTACAACCTTCTCAGCGCCTTGCGCGATTGCATCTGGAGGCTCTTACACAGTCTGGTTTGGTGAGAGTGGTTTCTGGGTTTACTCAGGCGGCGCTATTCGCCTTCTCGATTGTCCAATGTTTGGCGATATCAAACAGAACTATGACCCATTATATGGGAACTACCGATCTCATATGCACGAGAACGGTGCATTTCCTGAGTTTTGGTTTGATTATGTAGATATACACGCCCCAGACGGTGAGCCAAATAATTACGTTATCTGGAACTATGCAGATAATGTCTGGATTAGAGGTCAAAGAAATGTAACGGCAGCTGTTGGAGCTGTTACGGCTAGTTATCCTCTTTTGGCTAAGACAGATAACAACGTCTATCAATATGAAGACGGCTGGACTGATGATGGAACATCTAGAGTTGGTAGCGTATGGGCTGAAACGTCTGTTTTAGATTTTGGCCAGGGCGATAATTACGTTGAGATCAATCAGGCTCTAGTCGCTAGCGATCCAGACAGTGACGTTAATAATTATCAAGTTAAATTTAAATCAAAATATGCGCCTGGTCAGAATGAGGTAGAGTTTGGGCCATATTCTCCGAGGGCTGATGGCTATACTGATACACGCGTATCTGGCAGAGATATTAGATTGCGAATTGAAGCAACAAATGACGCCTATTGGAGTGTTGGTCAAATCCGATTTGATGTGAACAAAAATGGTGGCCGAAGATGACGGTATCAAAACCATTACCGCAACCGTCATTTGGCACAGTCCCTAGACAATATGATGCAGGCTATTTCTCAGCCTTTATGTCGCTACTGTCTAGAAGATTGAGCCTACTTGCTGGCCCAAACATTGTGCAGCAGCAAATATTACTACAGGCTCCTAATGGGACTGTGTATGAGGTGACGGTTAATAACTCTGGTGTGATTACCACAGCTGTAGCAACGCGTGGCGATGTCCAGCCACCAATCTAGTTTACCGGCTCTTTTTGATAAGGCCTTAAAACTCGGCGGCAACACACACACAAGAGAAGATATTGCGGAAGGTATCAAGTCAGGTCGCTTCCAATATTGGGGCGATGATAAATGCTGCCTTGTCACTGAGATAGTTCAATATCCTCAGAAACGCACGCTTCATCTTTTTATAGCTGCTGGCGAACTAGACCGGCTCCTAGAGCATTACTTACCAAAGGTGAAAGCGTTTGCCGCTGAGCATCAATGCTCCGCACTGACAAGCGTATCACGCAAAGGGTTTCTGAAAAGATTTCCGGCATATGGCTTCAAGCCAAAGTGCATAACCTTTGAACTACCCATAGAGGGAACTGAAAATGTCTAAAGGCGGTAAAAACAACAATGGGTATACCTACGCCCCGCCTACTGTGCAGGCATCTAATACTGCTACAACTAGCAATCAATACATCCCACAGTGGTTGACGAACGCCTCTCAATTTGGCGTTACTAACGCGCAAAATATTATCAATAGTGGGACGCCTCAATATAACGCGCCGCTAGCCGTTGGAATGACGGGTGATCAAGCTGCTGCAGGAAATCTGATTAGAAATAATGTGGGCGCATATCAGTCATATTATGACGATGCATCAGACGCTATCAAGAACTCATTCACGCCAAACGATCCAAAAACATTGGCATACGGTCTATCTGGCATAGGCCAGTATATGAACCCTTACATTGATAAGGTTGTTAATAGTGTAAGCGACATAAGCAAAAGAAATCTCGACAGCGCACTAACTCAAACAGCTGATCAGGCGTTAGCAGCTAAAGCTTTTGGCGGCTCACGCCACGGCGTGCAAGAGGGCGTTGCTACCGCTCAAAACAATCGCAATACAAATGATCTGGTCGCTAACTTGCTTTCATCTGGATATAATAATGCTGTGAATTTTCTGGGCCAGGATGTTCAAACACAAAACAGTATGCAGCAGCTAAATAGACAAAATGCTCTTGCTGGCGGTCAGGCTCTTTCAAATCTCGGAACAGCAAATAGAGCGGCTAATACTGCAGACATTAACAATCTTCTTACCTATGGCGGTCTTGAGCAGCAAACAGGACAATCTGCACTCGATAAGCTCTACGGACTTTGGCAATTCCAGACGCAATATCCACTGCAGGCTCAGCAAGTATATAACCAAACTGTCTCGTCTGCACCGCACGACACAAGCTCTACCGGCACATCTTCGACGAGCAGTATTGGTTGGGCTCCCGTTCAGCAGCAAACGTCAAGCCCGTTAATGACAGGACTTGGTGGCGCAATGGCTGGCGGTAAAGTCGGCAGTTATTTCGGCCCAGCAGGCGCTGGCATAGGTGCTATTGGGGGCGGCTTATTGGGGCTTCTTTCATAATGGATAACCAGCAACAAGCATATCAATATTTAATTGCACAGGGCTACACGCCAGTAGCTGCTGCAGGCATCGTTGGAAACCTTGTGCAAGAGAGTGGCGTTAATCCTACAGTCAATCCTGGCGACAGTGGTTCTGCCCACGGTATCGCTCAATGGAGAGGCGATCGTTGGTCTGGCCTACAAGATTACGCAAGGCAAAACAGAGGCTCGGTCAATGACCTCAATACTCAATTAGGATATCTCGATTACGAGCTCCGTAACCGTTACGGCGACACGTATCAAAAGCTGATGTCAGCTCGATCGCCTGGTGATGCGGCTGGAGCTTTTGCATTAGGTTACGAAAGACCAAAGGGCGCAGAGACGGGGATAGCTTCTAATGTTGACGGCTGGGACAATCGTCTTAATGCAGCTCGGTCTATCTACGGCTCGCCTGTAAGCTATCAGCAGACAGCTAAAGCTGCAGCTCCTGCCGCTCAGCCAAAAACGATTGAGGATCTTTTAAATGCAGATCCGATGCAGCAGGCCGTTGGATTACTCGGCAAGCCCAAACAGCAAGTGCAACTAGCTCAGCAACAGAGCGACGATTTCTCGCGCGTTATGAATGATTTTCATCAGCGTCAGCATATGGCGTCGATGCAAGGCCTATTAGGGGGACAGTAAAATGAATTTTGCCAGAGATATTTTACCGCTCCTAGTTGCCGGCGGCGGTATGGCTGCAGCTTATAAGTCAGGAATGTTTGAAGATCCGGCACAAAAGGCCAACGGCAATATTATGGATAATATGCGCCGAGGCCTTAACGCAGACGGCACACCGAACACAAATGAGGGTTTCCCAGGAGCAGTTGGAGCTCCTATGCAGCTCCCAGGAGCAAAGCTCGGCGGCAATCCATTAGCTGGATCTGCGCCAATTCCTCACGCTCAACCAGCATTCGTTAGCCCGTCTCAAGCTTTCAGAATGCCACTGCAAATGCAGGGCGGTCAGCAGCCTCCTCTCTTAGCTGCAGGCGCTGGGCCACAGCCTATGATGGCGCAAGAGTGGGCCTATCCAAACTCAATGCAGGCGCTGTTAAAGACGCCACAACAGCCAACGCAGTGGGCTAATCCTGCAAACATCAACTACGGCTTGCTCGGAAATTCGAGGGTTGGATAATGATTGACTTGTCAGAATTTCAGCAACGCTTGCTGGGCTTTCCGGCTCAAATGTTTGGTGTGTCTCAGCCTGCACAACCTGTTAATGGTCAGAATGCAACGGCATCAGCATTAGCACAGCCAACACTACAGCAATTACAGCAGCAGGATATGCAAGAGGCTGGATCTCAAAGATTGGGACAGCTCGGTATGCTGTTGCTTGCAGCTGGCCAGCGTATGACGCCGAGAGAGCGCGCGACAATTCTTGCGCAAGCGCCACAGTATATGGGCGGGATGCAAGAAGATGTCGCCAAAGCGGCTCAAGCTCGACTGCTCGGCGCGCAGTCTCAAGAGGCTCAAAACGAGCTGCAGAGACGACAAGAAATTAGCGAAAAGCTTAACGATCCAGAGTTTTTAAATGGAATTGGAATGACGCCTGCGCAGGCAAGATTATTAGGCGCTGGTGGCATTCAAGCTGCTCTGCAGGCACGCGCGTCACGAGATCCACTACAGGAATCTTATCTGATGGCGCAGATCCAAAAGATGAGCGCTCCAGAGTGGAAGGTTACGGGGCAGAATGAATTTGGTCAGCCTCAATATAATCTCGTTTCCCCTAACGGTCAGATTGTCACGCCTGCCGGCTCCAATGGTCAGCAACCTGGCGGCGGCATTGGCAGTGTAATGGATGAGGTTAAAGGTCTGCAGGGCAGAGAGGTTATTGACAAGCTCAAAGAGAATAATCCTGGGCTTGCAAATCAGGTTGATGCGATTGCAAGCGGTCGCGTTCCATTCACGACATCTTTGATGAAGGGGCCGCGCGGCGAGATGCTTGAAGCTCTCGTCAATATGGTTGATCCAAATTACTCGACAACGACATTTGAAACGCGCAAAAAGACTGCAACAGGCTTTGCAAGCACTACGCCAGGCAGCGCAGGCGGTCAGGTTGTGTTTGGCAATACGGCTATCAAGCATTTGCTCGAATTGCGTAAAGAGGTTGATAATTTGAATAATTATCAGGGTTTCCCTGGATCTTATTATGTCAATAAGATTGGAAACGCTGGGCGTGAAAGTAGCGGTCGATCTGCAAATATTGCGCGTTGGAAAGCGACATCTCAAAATGCGGCAGATGAAATTGCTAAATTCTATGGCGCTGGCGGCGTAGAAGATCGCGCCAAAATCGCTGCACTCTTTGATCCAGCTCGCGGCCCTGATGAATTGCGCGCCGTTATTGATGAGCAAATTAAAGATCTATTTGCAAAAACCTCAAACCTCGAAAACCAATACAAAGAGGGGATGGGGCCGTATGCGGGTGATAAAAAGATTATCTATGATGACACTCGCGACGAGCTTTTAAAAACATACAGAAAACCAGAACAGCAAGATTTGCCTTCAGGCGTTTCGATTAGAAGGGTAAATTAAATATGCCCACTTTTGAGATTTCCCTACCTTCTGGCGAGAAATATCACGTTGACGCGCCTGATGAGAATACAGCCTATGCAGCTCTTCGAGGTCAACACTCAGAGTTAGACAAATATCATCAGAGAGCTCGTGACCTGATTAATGATCAGGCGGCAAAGGGCAGGGATATCTCTGGAGGCTATTTAGATAAATTTCTCAAGGGCGCAACGATGGGCTTTGGCGATGAGCTCGTCGCCGGCATGCGAACAGGACTTGGGGCTGTTGCTGATCCGCTAAGACACATTGGCGATCCAAATTACAAAAGCGTTCCTCTCGCCGAGCGATATAATTACGAAAAAGCTCTAGAAGATGAGAGAGCAAAGGACGCTGACAAAAGGACGGGAGCTCTCGGAACTATAGCAGAGCTCGCCGGCGGTTTAGGAACAGGCGTTGGCGCAGCTAGAAGCGGCTACACTTTACTAAAGCAGGGACAGACGCTTGGCCAAATGGCTCGCGCAGGGGCTTTAGAGGGCGCTGGATACGGTGCAGTTTCTGGAGCTGGTGAAGGTGATGGAATAAGCGATCGCTTACGGAAAGCCTTCTCTGGCGGCGTAGCTGGCGCTGCATTAGGTGGCGCATTGCCGTTAGCTGCCGAGGGTATAAAAGTAGCTGCTGCTAAGCCTTTATCCAACATTTTGGCAACGCGAGATCCGCAAAGCGCAGCAGTTGCCAGACTTGCAGAGGATCTACAGTCGTCAGGAAAATCGATCGATCAGGTTAAGCTTGAGATCGACAACGCAAACGCTGCAGGCATACCTATCACGCTTGCCGATGTTATGGGCAAGGAAGGTCAACGACGCCTCTACACAGCTGCTGGCGCCAGTGGCCCAGGACGCGACTATGCAACAACATTTTTAAACCGCAGGCAGGCCGGTCAGGCAGATCGTGTCAGTAACATTCTAGACGAGGGTTTAGGGCTGGATCAATTAGGGCGCCCGACAGCTCGCCGTTACGAAGAAGCTTTAACGCAAGTAAGAAAAGACGCTGCAGATATAAATTATCCAGCGGCTAGACGAGGCGCTGGAGAGGTAGATGTTTCACCTGTCGTCGATTTTGCAAACACAAATTTAGTTCCAAGTGCAAATCCAGCAAGAGAAAATAGCGTTGAAAGAGCTGTATCTGACGCAGTTTCATTTTTAAGGGGCGAAGAGGGTGACATCAGTAACTTTAATCAAGCTCTGCAGGCTAAAACAGAAATACAGGCTATTTTAGATAAAAATCCAAGAGCCTCGTATATTCTGGGGCCAATGTTGCAGAGGCTTGATGCGGCATTAGCAGATGCGTCTGCTGGTTATCGCAGAGCGAATGATACATTTGCGCGTCAATCAGGAGACATAGAGGCCATTGTAGCTGGCCAGGATGCTTCTAAGGGCGGCAGATTTGCAAACAATGTTGCTGACTATAATGCTTTAAGCCCACAGGGTCAGGGAAGCTTTCGTGTTGGCTATGGCGATGTGAAGCAGGGTCAGCTTGAAAAATATCGCTCCGGCAGAAATGCAGCAGATTGGCTTTTAACACCAAAGACTGAGGCTGAGCTTGGCGCAATGTCTCAGTATCAAGGCCCAACAGTCCCCGGTGGAAATAATCCCGCGAATGAAATTGAGCGTAGATTAGGCCTGGAAAACACAACGTCTCAGACTAGAAATGCAGTTTTGGGCGGCTCGCGCACTGCAGAGAATTTGGCTGATATGGAAGGGGCCGGCGTAGATCCGAGACTGTTTGCGGCCCTTGGACAGTTGTTCCACGGCAACGTCAAGGGAGCTCTGTCGTCTGGTGGGCAATTTATTTCAACCTATGGCGGCGGCAATACGCCAGCAGTTAGAGAGCAGCTCGCTAAGCTTTACCTATCAAATGGGAATGTTGATTTAGCCTCATTGCTTAGACAAGCAAATCAACAGTCAAATAAATGGAGCCGGCGTCAGAGACGCGCAGTGCAGGGCTTGTTATCTGCAGGCGCTATCGGCGCGGGATCTGCGCAATAATAAATCCAGACGAGATCCGCTTTCTTAAAGCGCTGTGCCTAATCGGTGCGGCGCTTTTTTTTATGCGTCTGATGTTCATCATAGGTCGTTTGGTAGCTTGGGAGCTCCAATGATAAATTCAAGAAAAATTGAAGATCTGCATCCTGTAGTTGCAGCAAAGGCAAAAGCATTTATTGCAGCTTGCAAAAAAGCAGGCATAGACGTTTTGATAACGTCAACCTATCGCGACAACGAAAGTCAAAATGCAATCTACGCCCAGGGCAGAACGAAGCCTGGCAGAATTGTAACGAATGCAAAGGCCGGACAGAGTTTCCATAATTACCGACTAGCCTTTGACTTTGTGCCGATCGTTAACGGCAAAGCGATGTGGAATGACGCGCGAGCTTTCAAAAAAGCGCGACAGATTGGCGAGAGCCTGGGCCTAGAGGGGCTTTCTTTTGAGATGGCTCATTTGCAATGGACAGGCGGTCTTTCTTTAGCGCAGCTGCGAGCCGGCAAGCAGCCGCCGTCAAAAGTCGCGTGAGCGTTTTTATTGAATTTATCGGGATGATGTTTGTTGTCCCGCTCTGCCTAGCCCTCGTAATCATACATCTTATGGACACACGAAAATGAAGATGGAAACGGTTCGCTTTCTTCTCTGGGCAATCGTTTTTTCTTTGGCGCTCGTTGGCGCAGCTGTGCTTACCGGCTGCAGTGCGCCAGCAAAATATCTTTTTGAATGCACAGTTACTCAACCGAGCAACTGCAACTAGGAGTGAAATATGTTGAAAAACTGGATGACGACTGTTCCTGGCGTTTTGGCGCTTCTTGGCGTTCTCTGGAATGCCTGGCAAACGAAAACGATCAATTTCACTGATCTGCAGGGCGCGCTTATCGGCGTTGGATTAATTGCCGCCAAAGATTGGAACGTAACCGGCGGGGATAAATATCAGTGACAACGCTGATCGTTGTTCTGGTTGTAATTACTGCAGTAGTCGGCGCGCTTTCCTTTGCGCTTTCTATAGCCAGAGAAGAGGGCAGCTTAAAAGAGCGCCTCAACCAGCTTCAGAAAGACGCTGACTACAGCAAAAAGCAAGCGGAAGAGATGCTGAAGGATAAAAGCAAAGATGAGGTTGCCGATAGCCTTGATCGCGGCGAGTTTTAGCCTCGCCTCCTGCCAATCAACTGGAGGCGGGGGCGGTTGCCCACCTTTGGTGGAATACAGTGCGGAAACGCAACGACTAGCAGCAGCTGAATTGCGTAAGCTTCCAAAAGATAGCGCCCTGGCGCGCTTGATCATCGATTACAAAAAGACGCGGGACGCTTGCCGGATCGCGAGATAGGGACAGATCGTGACCGAGGATGAGCAAAGGTTCTTAGACGCCGTTCGCGAATACATAGCTCCCGTCCTCGGATCTTTGACCGTTGGCACTATCGGATTTTTCGCCGGCAGGAAGAAAATTTTAGCCGAGGCTGAGAAGATTGAGACAGAGGCCGAGGTGGCGAGACTGAATAGCCTGACAAATAATTTTCAAGCTTTGATCGATGGATACGAGCGCCGGATCGAGGATCTGACGAGCGAGGTCGAGGCTCTCAGGCAAGAGGTTAAGGCTCTCCGACAGGCCTTAGATAAGCGACCTAGAACTTGAGAACAAAAAGAGTTTCTTTGCGTGACTTTTGCGTGATATTTAGTCCCGCAGAGTCCCGCATAGGCCCGTTTCGTTCTACTTTTGAGCGAGAGAGCCTTTTTAGGGCTCCCTCTAACCGTTAGTAAAAACAGATATTTACATCAAAGTGCGGGCGTAGTTCAGAGGTAGAACGACAGCTTCCCAATTTAATGTGCATCTAGTTTTTTATTATTCCTTATCAATTATTTACAACTATCTTGATTGGTTTTTGCGTGCTTTTGGCGTGATTTTCCTCGGCTGCGTTTAACGCTGCTCTTACATCTTCAGCCGCCAAATGTGCATAGCGCTGCGTTGTGGTTATGCGCTTGTGTCCTAGAACCTTAGACGCAGCCATAAGATTGCCCGTCGCTCTGACAACGCGCGAAGCGGTTGTGTGCCGAATATCGTGCAGGCGCAGATCCTCAAGCCCAGCGGCTTCTCTGGCCCGCCAATAGGCCGTTGAGAGGGTGTCTGGAGCTATGGGCTTTCGTGAGCCTTTAGCCTGTCCAGCCCAGCTCCTAGATTTCACAATAAAAGTAAAAACCCGTTTTGGGTGATTGCCAATCTCGCCTTGCAGTATAGCCAAGGCCACGTTTGATAATGGGCGCCGGTCAACGGTATCGCCTTTGCCCCGCACCGTTATTGTCGCGGAGTTGAGATCAACGTCTTTCCATTCCAGCTTGCAAGCTTCAGCTCGGCGAATGCCGCTAGCCAGCAAAAATTTGACGATCGGGTGATAATCCTGGCGCAGGAAGGAAAAAAGCCTCTCTTCCTCTTCTGGCCCCATCTCCCGCACGCGCTCGGCGGCTTCTTTGAGTATTAGATCCCGCCAGGAAATTCTCTTAATTGGCTGGCCAATAAATTCTGCATATTTGATGATTGCGCGCAGGGGCTCAGTAACGGTTCTGTTGACAGTCCCATTAGAGACGCCAGTGGCGCGGCGCTTAGAAACGAGCTGAGCAACAAGATTATTATCAATCGCTAGCAATGCAGTTTTTGGGCCGATGTTTTCTTGCAGCCAGGCAATTGAGCGCTCAATATCGTTTTTATCTTTTCTGCACTGGCCTCTATCGTTCCACCAACGAGTAGCGGCTCCAACGAAGCTCATAGGGCTTTTACCTTCAAGCTCCTTAAGATCTACAAGCTTTTGTTCTTTGAATTGTGCCAGCCACCTTTCGGCTTCGCGACGTTCCGCGATTTCCGTTGAGCCACAAAATCTATGACCTCGTAATTTGAAGTCGTAGTGCCAATTTTCACCTCGTTTAACGAGGCCTTTGACTTTGGCTCGCATATCATCGTTCTCCTAGATATAAATTCGTCAATGTCTGCTGGCCTAAAGCGATAAGCTGGACGGCTTTTTGTGCCGAGATCGACGTATTTAATTTTTCCGTCTTTGATGATTTTTCGCAGATGTCGCTCGCATACCCCTAGATATGTTGCTGCATCTTCGAGGCCGATTAGCCGGTTTTTGACTGTCTCAACCATTGTCTAACCTACTCTTGTGATACCTTAGTGTCAATGCTATCTATCTAATTGATCCGACTCAACAATCATTCGTAGAGCGCGCGTCTGGGTAATTGGGGCAGGGCGCCACGATCGATTGATCTGGGCTTGTCTGACTTTGGGAAACCTCGGCTAACCAGTTTAGGGCTATCTTTTCCGATCGAGAGCGCCGCCATTTTCTGACGCTTAGCTTTAGCGGCTCTTGCAATATCGCCCTCTTTGCCGAACGTCTTAACGTCGCTGCAATTAGTGTGAACTGGCGCAAGGTTGTTGTCCTCGTTGGTGCCGCCAAGTGCGAGCGGCCTGATGTGTTCGACTACAAATTTACCGATGATCTTTTGGCTGCAGACAAAGCAAACGCCCTTATGTTTCTCAAACAGTTTTAATCTTGCTGTAGGAGAAAGTTTTTTCCTGGGCGTTGTTGTTACATCTTCAGTCATTATTGATCGTTGCGGTGCGTTGCGGGGCGGGTCGAGGCAAAGCGGAGCGGAGCGGCGCGTTGCGGGGCGTCGCGTCGCGGGGAGATTTCCTAAATTATGTTGGAGGTGTTTCTACAATTCTGCGATTAGATGTAGGGCGCTTGACGTTGTTTGCAGTCGTTTCCAAAATCCGCAATCTAGAAAACTGTTCTGTTGCAACCATCATTTCCTCGCGTGTTAAATTCTGACTGATTGCAATATTTTGAACGTGAGCCTCTCGCCGAGCTCCTTTTCTTACTTTCCTAAAAAACCTTGGCGCTCTAGACACCATTTCCGAGCCATTAATCCGCATAAATCCAAAGCCGCGCACAGCTTCAATCACGACATTATGATCGCGTTCTGCAATTCGTTTTGCAGTTTGATAAGCTGGCAAGACAGATTTAACGGTAAATTGAACCGCTTGTGTCGCTGCTTGAAACGACATACTTGATCCAATTGGCATAGCTATAAATAGCTCTATTAACTTTTTTGTTTCGTTTGATTGACTGAATATTGGTCGCATATTCCACCTTTATGGTTGATGATCGTTGCGTTGCGTAGCGGAGCGGTGCGGCGCGGTGCGGAGCGCCGCGCGGTCAGCTATCAAACCAAGTAAATTTTACTGGTTTAAACCGTCCATTCCCTGCAGGGCTTTTTGTAATTGGGCGACCTCTACCAACGCCAGCTAACAAGCCTGCTTGCTCGAAAAATCGCTCAAATATTTCTTCCGGCAGAGTGTCATTGAAAATATTCATTACGAGCTCACCCGTCCATTGATAGACGATCGGAAAGAAACGCATTACGCGCGTTCCTGGGCCGCGCTTGCCATTTGCGTGAGCAAATATTTGTATTGATTTTAATTGATCGGATTGAATGCCCAAATCAACGTCAGACATAGCGACAACGCCAGTAGCGAATTGTCCCGTCCAAGTTTGATTTCCTTTGCCAGGGATCTTTTCATTTAAAAGCTGTGCCGTTTCATCTAGTGCAAGCTTAAATGCTACGCCTGGAATGAATATATTTTTAACGTCATTTATGTGCGCTTTTTCCTTCCAGCGTCTCTTTTCGTGTGCGTCTTTTGTCTCGCCTTTTTGGATGTCTGGCTCAAAGTATTTAGAGGCACTGTAGGGCGTTAGACTTTCTAATTGTATTGTTACTGTTCTCATCGTTTACTCTCCTATACGTTGTTAATCGTTGCGTTGCGGTGCGCCGCGGAGCGGGGCGGGGTGGGGCGTTGCGCAGCCTAACGGTGGTAAATTGACAAATAAATCGTTGCGTTGCGGTGCGCTGCGGGGCGACGCGTTGCGCCGCGCAGCGACGAAACACGCAGTAAATTTATTAATCCTCATCACTCAACCTAATTTCATTTATCGATGCGAAATGGCTGATTAGATCCAACAATTCTGTAAACTCTTCTTTCGTTAAATCGCTTGAGCGCAAACCCACAGGAACAATTCCCCCATCAATCCCAGGAAGCATTCGACACTTACGCAGCGCAGCCACAAAAACATCTTTCCAATCCTCGGCATTCATTTGATGCCCGTAATACTCAGGCTTTTGCCGAGCGACATCCGTTAAACGGCTCCACAAAAGATCGTTCTGGGGTAGGGATCTTCTGGGCGCCTTAAACTCCAGGCGCGTTCCAGGCGGCACTTTGGCAATCCAATGCGCCGCCTTCTCGCGATCCTCGGTTGTTCGTAAAGTCAGTAACGCTCTAGTCATCAATCTCCAGCCCACATTCTACGACTGCCCCCTAGCAACAACGGTCGGGGGCGTCTTAAAAAGGGATGTCGTCGTCCAATTGATCTTTGAGAGAGCCGCGAGTTTTGTAAGTGCGATCAGCTGCATCTTCATACATTGACTGTTCTGCTCTAGACGCTGGCCAGCCGCCTTTAGGCTTAGCTTTACCACTAAAGAATTTACCTGTTGGCCCTTGGCGTATATCGGCGTCTAAGAAAAGCTCTAGTGTTCCAGACGTTCCAATATTTGAAAGAGCAGCGAGCAAATGCTCTATGTCTAACGAAAGCTTACCGCGATATTCTTTGTGCCAATCTTCGGTCTTTTCATTATTCTTGCCCAACGTAAAAGTATTACGATTATCAAATTTCTTATCCATTTTTGTTACCTTTCAACTCTGCTTGCACTAATGCAAATGCTGTTTTGACTGCTTCGTAATCGTCTTTCGTAAGTCTGTTACGATCGTCGAATGTTTGATTGCTCCAATCAATTAGTTTTGACGTGTGTGTAATCCTTGCCAATTCTGCTACAAATTGATTGCGCTTTGCCGTTGATGTCTCTGCATCAAACTCTGCAGGCTTTGGTTTAGGCTCTGGCTTTTTAGCTGCAGCTATTGGCGTGTTTTTTATTGCCTCTGCATCGTCTTCATCTTCGCCGACGAGCCCGACAAAACTGAACAAACTGTAACGGCGCGCATAGCTCATATGCGAGCCCAGATCCTGTGGCCGCGCTGGAAACGAGCAAACCGGATACTCGCTCTCCATCCACTGCTCGCCCATAGACGCGCGCGTATCTAAAAGAAGCAGGCCGCCTTCAAATCTAGTTGTTTGTGTAAATGCTATTCCTAGTGGCGAGAAGATTTCGCGTATGTGCTCGCCGCCGCGCGCTAGGGATAAGAACTTTGATTTTAGATGCGGGTTTGCAGCATCTTTTATTAGGTTCTGCAAAGCTTCCTGACCTTTAGCAAAGGTCGGGACGAGCTTGTCGAGCTTGTCACTAGTTTTCATTTCATTTCCTTGATTGATAGGGCGCCAGCCTTTGAGCGGCTGATTTTGATACCGCTGCCGAAAGCCTCAATAACGTCAGGCTGAACAAGCGATTTAAGAGCCTTCACAGAGGCTTCAAACTCACGTGCATAGCCTCTATTGGACAGCCAAATGCCGGCGTGATTGCCCCACTCGTTGTTGCCTGTGAAATCAACGCGCTTAACGGGCTCTATAGGGGCTTGTATTGGGATCGCTGCCGGTAGTTGATTATTCTTGACGCATTCCCAAAATTCGCGCTCACGCTCTATCAGCTGAGTTGCGTAGATCGGATCAAGCTTAACGTCTTGGCTCACCCATTTGCCGTTACCAAAAAAGCAGCTGAGCACAGCCTGATCAATCTCAAGCACAATCATAGCGTGCGTAAGCTGGGGCAGATAACGCTCTAGAGCCTCTTCCTCTTTGGTAAAGGCTGAGAGGTGCTTGGCTTCCCAATAGGTCTTACCGTCATCTGTAAGGCCATCTAGGTTGAGCGACATCCAAGGATATTCAAGAGATATCCTGTGATCGCTTCTATGTGTGATTAGGCGTCCCGTTTGGCGGGTAAACCAATCAGCATTTAGTTGCTCGGTAAATGTCCCCATCTGGACGGCGAGGATGTCGTCAAGATTATCTGGCTCGATCTCGCCGCGCTTAACTTGCCAAAGCTTGTTGAGCTCTTCTGGATCACCTTTAGCAATAATGTTTGCATCACTGCCGCCAAGCCCAGTTCTGCGTAGTGCGATTTGTTCTGCAGAGAGGCCCATTATGCTGCCCTCTCAAGTTCGCTCGTCAATATAGCGTTGAATGCTTCAACTGCTTTGCGATAACGCTCGGCGTGTTTTTGTGGAACGTGGATATAGATTGCAGCCCCGTGAGGCTCATCTTCTATTTTTATCCAGGCCGCATCAGTGTCATCAGAGATGTAAAACGAAGCGTAAATTTCTCTATCGCTAAAAAAAGAAATTGATCCTGCCTGCATCGTTAATCCTCCAATCCGAGGGCAATCGCTGCAGCAAAAATTGTGCTTATGATTATGCAGGGCGCTGCAAAAAGCAGGCTTGCGATTTGTATGTCTGTCATCCTTCCCTCCTGATTTGATTTGGAGAGAATACCACTAATTCTGGTATTTACAACAAAGAAACCAGAAAAGGTGGTTAATGAATTAACTAGAACATATTGCGAACATCAAAAATTATGGCTATACAAAAAAGAAAAATTATTCATAAAATGTGTAGCTAAATGATATAAAAAATGTCAACAACAACAAGATAAGAGAGGGCAAATATAATGAATACAAATGCTTATGCGGGGGGG